GTGTTGCAAATTTTATTTTAGTCATTGCTAAAACTTCTCCTATTCTATAAGCAAATACTATTCCCATACAAACTGTAAATGCGTCAAACATATTATTCACTAGAAAAATGCCTCCAGACTTGCTTTCTTTTCGTGTTCCCAACCTATTGAGTTTAATATAAATCTCATAGGGTCTAGGAAAGTTTTCTCAAATTGTATTTCATAATCAATATATTCTTGTAGCTTAAACTCTTTTGGTAGTTTAGTTATATAACTAATCACATCAAACTTAAATGGATTTGCTTGTAGTAATTTAATAAACTTAATCTTATCTCCTTCTTGTATATAAGGATACTTATTTTGCAATCCAAATTCTTTTATTTGATGATTATAAATCAAAGAACCTTTAACGTGTATTGGTGTACCTTTGATAAACACATCTTTACTACTACCATATTTTCTCATATTATTACAAGACCTTGGAAAGGATATCTGCTCAGCAGACATACTCATAAATTCTGTTTTAAAATCAGCAATAAACTTATGTAAATCAGATTGTTCTTTTGACATAATTATTTTAATTGCTTCTTTAATCTTACCTCGGCACACTTGTGGAGTTGAAGATTTAATTGCCTCTATACCCATAATCTTTAATTTAGGTTCAGACAATCTTACATCTTCCTCATCTAATACATTTAACATATATCTTTTTTTCGCAACCCATATACCTTTGTTCGCAATAACTTCACGTGCCATAACCATTGCGTTCTTAAATGCGTTAGTATAATCTGCAATGTCTTCAAATTGTTTTGCAATAAAAGGTTCTAATTTGTTATCACATACCTTGGCAAGAAAATCACATACTTGTTGGTCTGTTTTATCTTTACAAGTCTTCTCTACAAGTTTATCAAACGATACATAAATTGAATCTGTATCAGACGCTAGTACATAATCTACTTCGTTGTGTGTTTGTAATATTTGATTTAGATATTCATTTACTTTTTGTTCTATATTTCTTATAATATATTGACCTGCTGTAGTTACAGCACTTGCTTGTGCTATATCATAGTATCTAAAGTATTGATTACCTATTGCACCATAACAACTATTCAAAGCAATCTTTCTTGCCCATTGTACATTATGACATCTAGCAATTTCTTTTTTTAATTCGTTTGTTGGATTCTTTTGATATTCTTTTTGTGCTTTTAACTCACGTTTCTTATATATCACACGGTCTTTATAAATCTTTTCAATCATTTCAGGTAAGAACCCTTGACTATCTCTTTTGAACATTGCACCGTTAGGTGTTATACAGGCACCTTCTGTTTTTAAATAATCTAGGGGCGTCTTCTTACTCAACATTTTATTCACAGAAACACCAGATGGATTAACACCTAATATCTTTTCGGGAGAAATATTATATTGTACAATAATATGTGGATAAAGAGAGTTGATATCAAAAGACACCACCCATTTTTGCATACCAAGTCTAGGTTCTTTCACATACGCACCTTCATATTTGGCGTCCTTTATGTGGTCCTCTCTAGGAGGTACACAAATCTTTTTTGTCATCAAGTGGTTTGCAATTAATGTATCCCAAACTCTTACCTGTGAAAAAATATCATTATAATTTACTTTAGTTTCATATGCAAAGGTTAAAGATAAATCAATTAGACCTAACTTGTCTTCTAATGCGTCAACTATTTCTACGTCTTGAATATTATACTCTACAAATTTTTGAAAATCTTTTGTATAGAAATCTTTAAAAGTATCATATGGATTATCTACTTTAGATTCACCTAGTTCAACTTGACCTATATGATTTAGTCTATAACTCTCTTGTCTTGCTGGAATAAACCACTTATACAAGTCAAGATAATCTAACATTGCAATACCATACAATGAATAATATGTATTTGGTCTACCTCTTACAATTATTTCTTCTTTATTAATTAAGTTCCAAGGCGACATTCTATCTGCAACTTTGGCACCTGCAATTAATCTAATTCTATTCATTAAATAAGGTAAGTCAAAAAATTTAGTATTCCAACCTGTAATAACATCTGGATAGTTCTTCAACCAAAATTTCATAAACTCCATTATCAAATGTTTTTCATCTGTACATTGAATATAAGTTACATCTTTTCTATCTGTTTTAAATGCACCGATACCCCAGGTTATAATTTGTTTATTTGTTTGATTCTTAACTGTAATACATATTAGTTCTTCAAGTGGATTATTTACTTCTGGAAATCCATTTTCGCAAGTTGTTTCTATATCAAGTGTGAAGATTTTAATTAATTCTTTTGACCACTTAACTTGTTTTGGATACTCTTCATTGATGTATTGATAATGGTATCTATCAAGTCCATAGACAGGTGAATTTTTAGTAGCAATATCTCTTTTAAATCTACGAGCAGAATCAATAGATGAAAAATTAATAGGTTTTAGATTATGTCCTTGTAATGATTTAAATTCTTCATTACTTTGTGATACTGAATATAATGTAGGTGAAAAATTAACTTTCTCTTTAAACTCTTTACTATCTCTTACACCTCTAACAAGGAGTTTGCCTTTATATTCTATTACATTTTTATAAAAGTTCATCTGGTCTCAAATGTAGGACTAAACCGTCAAGGTCTTTAGTAAGTTTTATTTGACAACTTAATCTACTAACACCTGGTTTATATCCTTTTTCATATTCTAATTGTTCTTCTTCTATTGAAGAGTCTAATTGTTTTGGTACTTTGTCTACCCATTGCTCATCAACATATACGTGGCACGTACAACACATACAGTTGCCGCCACAATCTGCTGGAATTTCTGGTATAGGTACGTATGATTCAAATTTCGCTGCCTCCATCGCTGTCAAACCTTCTTTGGCCTGAACACGAATTTTTGATCCGTCCCTTACAAAATATACATCTATCACTTATCTAATGTAGGTAAACCTGTTTCAGTTATTAACTGTTTTTTAGGTGTTACAATAGATGAAGTACTTTGGATATAAGTATCTTGTATATCTTTTTTAGGTTTTGAAAACGACACAACAACATCCTTATTAATATCTATAGTATTAGTTTCACTATAAGGTGCATAAGGTGTTAGCATTAAAGTTACTGGTTTACCTGGAGCTTGTTGTCTAGGTATAAGTACACATCCTTTTTCTATTGTAATTGTGTTTTCGTTTTTTGTGATGTTGCCAATAACATCTTCGCCTGTTGTTAGGCGTAATAGTTGTATTTCACTAGCCATTATATTTCTCCTTAATTATAATATACACCATTTCTTATTAATTGTCAATGGTGCCTCGTGGTACAAAGGGACTATAGCCTTGTTCTTCTGCTTTTTCATCATCTTCTCCCACGATTGCCTTAACTTCTGGAACATAATGCTTTAGCATATCTTCCACACTTTGTTGTAAAGTCATTTTTGACATAGCACAACCTGAACAAGCGCCTGCTAGTTCTAATGTTGCTGTACCTGAATCCATATCAAAGGATTTATAATTTATAAACCCACCGTGTTGAGCAACAGAAGGAGCTATCTTATCCTTCAAGACAAATTTAATGTCTTCAGCAATCTCTTCCTGTGTTCTGTCCGCCATTGTAGTCCTTTACAACTCTATGTTTTTAATTTATTACTTACTTAAATTAATAGCTGAAAGGCCTTTATCGCCTTGTTCAACTTCAAATGTTATTTCATCACCTTCATTCAATGTCAGATTTGCTTGTCTGATTGCTGAAGAGTGAACAAATACATCTTTTTCTTTATCTTCTCTAGCAATGAAACCATATCCTTTAGTTTCATTAAACCATTTTACTGTTCCTTTTATACTCATCTTACTTACTTTTCTCCTTTCTTGTCATCTAAACTATACTTTGTAGTTATTATATATTTACGATTCGGATTAACCATTACGTTAAAACGATTCATTGTTTCTCTATCAAATAAGATTTTTGATTTCTCATCCCTATCATCAAGAGTAAATTCCACTTCTTTGTAATATCCACCTGCAAATTTTACATCAAGTTTTATTACTATTCTTTCTTCTTTATAATCTCTTAAACCACCTACTTTAATTGTTTGCTTACGTATGATATCGTTTGTTAGTGTCTTACCTTCTAACGACCAAGTAACTTTACCACCTGATTTTTTTATTTTATCAGCGTGTATAACAGACGTACCTGAATTACCTGTATCAAACTTACCTACTATACGTCCAAATGGATGTATGTAGACAACTTCTTTATACCCACACATACTAGGAACTTTTTTCCAATGTTCTCTATTTTCAAAGTGTTGTATAATTTCTTTACTTAAATTTCTTTTTGTTGCTTCTTCTATACCTTCTGTACCTGGTGAAGAGTTAACTTCAATAACAAATGGTTGTTCTTTAGTTCTATCTTTTGATGGTATAAAATCTACTGCTACCCATTGACCATCTACTGCCTTAGCAGCTTTTAAACTTTCTTCTATTTCTACTTTTGTTAAAGTTAATTCTTCTACTTCTGCACCTCTTGATACATTACTTCTAAAATCTCCTTGCACTACGTATCTTTTCATAGCAGCGAATACTTTACCTTGTAATACTAAAACTCTAGCATCCCATTTAGTTGGTATGTATTGTTGTAATAGTATATCGGAATCTTCATCTTGTTTGTTAAGTAATTGTACAATTGAATCTAATGCTTTTTCTGATTCAATAAACAAAACACCAACACCTTTTGAACCTCTTAATGTCTTTAAGATAACAGGAAACTTATCTTCCAAACTATCAAATGCTTGCATTGAATTTTCTGGATCAGTTACCAATACTGATTTAGGTTGTCTAATACCATAGTCTGCTAATCTTAATGAAGTTCTATATTTGTCGGCACACATACTAACACATTCTCTACTATTAACTACACACACTTGGTGTTTTTCTAATCTTGATACCAAGTCCATCCAACTATCTCTACGTACTACTGAACCTCTTATAATAGCAATTGAATCTCTTGCTGATACTCTAAATCCTTTTTTGTCATCTTGATTATGGAAATACAATTCTCCATCATCTTCAACAGTTACATAACCACCTGTGTTTCTATAGATGTATGACTTATGACCAAGCTTATCTGCTTGTTTCAATAAGTTTTTAGCTGTATGGAAGTTTAAATCATTTTCAGGTTCATCTGATATAATGATTAATCTATATGATCCGGAAGTTTTTGCTTCTGTTATGTAGTCTTTGAACTTTGATATCTGCATTTATTCATCTGTTGATGGACTAGTTGTTGGTACTGGTTCTTCTTTTTTTTCTTCTTTTTTCTTTTTATCGTCCACTTTTTTACCTATATTATATTTAGCAGATAACGTCCATTCTTTTTTTTCTTTAAAAGGTAATACTTTTATTTGACTCAATGGTGCTTTGTCTTCTGTTGATTCTTTTTTAACAATATCTATCAAACTCCAATCTTGTAGTAATAAAGATATAGTATTTCTTCTTTGAATATCGTTTTGAGTTAATGTTGATTTTTTACCATCTAATGCAAATAATTCCTTGAAATGGACTATATAATATTTGCCTTGTTTGTGTAATATATGACACGATTGGAATAACGTTTTGTCTTTACGACTTGCTACACCTATCCTTGTCAATGTTTCCCTAACTTTTAAGAAATCGTCAGGTTGCTTTATAGTCACCTCTAGCATATCGCTTTGTGACCAACTAATTATTTCATCACTCATTTAAACTTTCTCCCACCTTGTATAAGGTTTAATTTAATACTTTCAATTTGGTCATCTGTAAGTATGTTGAGAGCTTCCTTTGCCTTTGTATTGCTATATCCATAATAACGTTTTACAATGTCTAGGTTCTTCAACTTGGTCTGTGATAACCACTTACCTCCAAATCGCCTTTTCTTTCGTATACTATTTATGAAATAATGAAACTGCATACGCTTAGGGAGAAAATGCAAACCGTTCATTTCATTGCTATGCATTATCGTATCATAGAACATAGATAAACAACGGTTAATCACAAAGGGTGGAAACTTTTTTTCCCACACTGGATCAGTTGTGTCTAACAAATTCTCTTTTGATTCGTTAATTGCTTTAAGGTAATCTTTTAGCTCGTACATCTTTTAAAACTTCGTTCCGAGTTTTCTTAAATATTCTTTATCTTCACCATTAATTTCTTTTAGTTTTCTAACTTTAGGTTGTTCCATAGAAATTAAAATCATCTTTACTTTTTTTTTAGTTGTATACCTATACCAATCAAAATCTTTGTCAATTTGATATATAGCACACTCATTAAATAATGGGTTTTTATTTTTGTAAAATGTGGGTGCTTGAACAAAGATAAGATAATCAGCATTTACACATTTTTGTAATTGGTGATTGTCTTTTATTGTAAAACACGTTTTAGTTACAAAAGGAACTTGTGTTTTGCCTTCACCTGTTTTATTTTCAAAAAGAATAAA